AACTGATGGCTCTGTATTTGAACCTGTTATCGGTCAGCCTGGTGATGGTTCAAGTCCACATGTTGCGATTATTGATGAATATCACGAACATCAAAGTGATGATCAATACGATACATTCAACACCGGAATGGGAGCCCGTGAGCAGCCAATGATGTTGGTTATCACAACGGCAGGATCTGATATTGACAGCCCTTGTTATGATCTTGAGCAGCGTGTTGTTGAAATGTTGCATGGTGTTAAAGACGATACGTTGTTTGGTCTGATCTTTGGTATTGATGATGGTGATGATTGGGCTTCACCAGAAGCATTGATTAAAGCGAACCCTAACTACGGTATTTCAGTAAAGGCTGACTATTTATTAAGTCAGCAACAAAAGGCAATTACACGCCCTCGCTTTACTAACAGATTTAAAACTAAACATTTAAACATGTGGGTAACGGCTAAAGAAGCCTACTTCAACATGGAAAAATGGAGTGCTTGTGAAGATAAAACATTAAGCATTGACCAATTCATTGGTGATGATTGTGTTCAAGCATGTGATTTAGCTCGCAAGCTAGATATGAACTCTAAAGCACGTATTTTCTGGAAACTAATTGATGGTAAAAAGCACTGGTATTGTATAGCCCCACAATTTTGGGTTCCGTATGACACTGCTTTTAACAATGAAAATAGGTCCTTAGGTGAGCGCTATCAAAAGTATATTAATCTTGGCGTACTAAGTGTTACAGATGGCGCCGAAATTGATTACCGTGAAATTCAACAAGATATTTTAGCAAGTCATTTAGAAACACCGAGTATCAAAATACCACTTGATCCACATGGTGCAACTAACCTTGGCCATCACCTTATGGATGACGGTCTTGAAGTAGTAACTATAACTCAGAATTACACAAACTTAAGCGACCCGATGAAAGAACTCGAGGCCGCAATTAATAACGGGCGATTTCATCATGATGGTAATCCAGTCATGACATGGAACATATCAAACGTTGTCGGTAAAAACTTACCAGGTAACGATGATGTCGTTAGACCTGTAAAGCAAAAAGCTATTAATAAAATTGATGGTGCTGTCGCATTAATGATGGCAATTGGGGAGGCTATGTTACAAGAACGTGAGCCTCAAGAAGAAGATTCTATTTATGATACAGGGGCAGTAGGATGCTAGCAGATTTGATTAGTGGCTTATTGGGCCTAGTTGGAATTTTTTTATTATCATATGGTGCTTATTTAATAGCCCCTCATTTTGGTTTTATAACCATGGGTATAGCACTCATTGGTTTCTCATATTTGTTCGCACGCGCAAATGCACTTAATAAACTAAAAAAAAATAAGAAGTAGGCTATGTTTTTCTCAGGACTTTTTGGTGGCTCAGATAATAGCGCTAGTAATTTCAGCATGTTTGGATCAGGAAGTGCTACTTATTCTAAGTCTGGCGTAATCGTTGATCCTAAGACAGCGTTAAGTCAGTCTGCCTTGCGTCGATGTGTAACTTTACTAGCTGAATCTGTCGCACAATTGCCTTGTGAGGTGTATAAGCGCAATGGTGATCAAAGAGAAAAAGCAGTTGCACATCCGCTATATGACATATTGCATAACCAACCAAATCAAAAAGACTCTAGTTTTGAATATTTCGAAACAGCACAAGGATTTCTTGGTTTAAACGGTAATCATATTGCATTAATTGAGCGGGACAATAAAGCCAACATCACCGAATTAATTCCTATTCATCGAGACAAAGTACAAATATTAAAAGGTAATGATGGTTTACCCTACTACCATTTAATCGAAGAAAATAAAACGTTACCAATGCGCATGGTTCACCATGTCAAAGCGTTTTCGATGGATGGATTTCAAGGGTTATCCCCTTTACAAACAAGTCCTGACACTATTGGTTTATCAATAGCTGTAGAAGAGCATGCATCAAAAGTATTCTCAAATGGTACAACTCTGTCAGGCGTTATTGAACGCCCTAAAGATGCAGGATCAATTAAGACGCAAAGTGGTATCGATACTGTTGTTAATTCATTTGTAGGTAAACACTCAGGGCTTCGTAATATGTTTAGCGTTGCCATGCTTCAAGAGGGCATGACATATAAACAAATGGCAATGAATAACGACCAAGCTCAACTTGTAGAAGCGAGGGGGATGTCAGTTGCTGACATGTCTCGTTTGTATGGTGTTCCTTTGTCAATGTTAAGTGAAAGCGCTGGTGAATCGTATAAATCAATAGAGCAACAATCATTAAATTATGTTGTTTTTGGTTTGATGCCATGGCTTAAGCGATGGGAATCAGCCATGCGTAGAGATTTGCTTTTACCATCCGAGCGTAAAGAATATTTCATTGAGTTTAATGTTGCCGGCTTGATTCGCGGTGATATGAAATCTCGCTACGATGCTTATGCTATTGCACGTCAATGGGGTTGGTTATCGGTAAATGATATTAGACGTCTTGAAAATCTCCCACCAGTAACTGGTGGGGAAACGTACTTAACACCTTTAAATATGGTCGACTCTAAGAATTTAGAGGTACACAACAAAATAACAAGCGCTTCATCTGAACGTATAGCAGAGGTTAAACAAATACTATGTCCAACCAATTAAGCCCAAAAATCATTAATTATTCACACATTGCACAAATGGCATTTAACGTGCCTTTACTAGCGACTGCACAACTTGCTGATACGGTCACTTCCTTCTTACAGAATAAAATTGCGAGTTCTTCAATTGACCACATTGATAGCGGTCATCAAATGGCAGCAGGTAATATTGAAACTATTGAGCTTGGTAGCCCTGAACATGGCGAAAGCATCGCTGTTATTCCTGTTCATGGAATATTAGTGCCTCGTCGTTTTTCAATTGAAGCATGTGAAGAAATGATGAGTTATGAGTTGCTACGAACGCAATTAACAAAAGCGCTTAATGATGATGGGATCAGTGAAATTGTTCTTGATGTCAATTCTGGAGGCGGTAATGCACAAGGCGCTTTTGAAATAGCTGAATATATTTATCAGTCGCGCAGTATTAAACCCATTCGTTGCATTGTTAATTTTAACGCTTTTTCAGGTGCTTATTTAATTGCTGCAGCTTGTTCTGAAATAATCGTTTCAGACACTAGTGGTGTTGGTTCAATTGGGGTTTACACAAAACGTTTAGATCTGACTCAATATTACCAAGATCAAGGTGTGAAAATTCACTCTTTTTATCGTGGAGCTCGTAAAATTGATTTCCATCCTGACACTGAGTTAAGCGAAGAAGAACGCAGTAATATTGAAAGCAACATGGAAAGCACCTATCAAAAATTTATTAATGCGGTAGCCAAATATAGAGGTATGACAGCAGAGGCTGTTATAGCAACTGATGCAGATTGCTTTGAAGGGCAGAAAGGCATAGAGCTCGGCTTAGCAGATCGATTAGCAACGCCACAAGATGCTATCAATCAAATTACTCAGCATGTATTGGCAAATCAAACGCCAATACCAAAGCAAAGCATTTCAATCCAAGCAGCGCATATGCGTATGCAATCACAGCTCTAGCCTCGCGGCAGAGTCAACCACAATAAGGTCGCATTGAGCGGCCTTTTTTTATACTTTAAATAAGGTAAACACCATGCTAAAACGCATCGAAGAACTACGCCGCGATCAGGCAATGATTGCAGAAAAAGTACAAGTATTAGCAAGCAAAGAAAATAAAGGCGAGAAACTAAGCGCTGAAGATCTTGAGCAGTTTGCAAGCATGCAAACTAAGTTCGATGAATTAGGTGGTCAAATATCACGCGCAGAGCAAGCAGAAAAAATGGCTATTACTACCGCGAAGCCTGTAACAAGTGCAGTTAGTGCGGCTATTCATACAAAATCAGTAGCAAAAGATTACCCAGGAGCAAAACTAGCTCGCTTTGCTATGTCAATGGCAGCGGGTGAAAACGACTTAGTATTAGCTGAAAAATTTGCGGCTAATGAAATTGGTGATGCGGATGTTGCCTTGGCTATTTCTACAGCAAGTAATTCGGGTGGCGCATTAGTTCCTGAAAATGTTGCTAATGACATTATTGAATTATTACGACCAAAATCAGTTGTTCGTACACTTGGAGCACAAACTGTTCCACTAGTTAATGGCAACTTAACAATGCCACGACTAGCAAGTGGCGCTAACTCAAGCTATAAGGGTGAAAATGCACCGCAAAACGCTGAAGGCGCTACGCTTGATGATGTGAAGTTAGCGGCTAAGACGCAAATGTCTATCGTGCCTATGTCCAACGAATTAATTGGACAAGCAGGTATTCGTGTTGAAGGTATTTTCTTGAACGATATGATTAATGCAATCTCTAACCGTCAAGACAAAGCGTTTTTACGCGATGATGGTACGAGTGACACACCGACTGGCTTTAAAGCTACAGCTGTTGCTGGTGGTCAAGTTGTTGCTTGGAGTGGTACAGCAGATTTAGCCACTATTGATGCTTATCTTGATACATTGATTTTAGGTTTGATGCAATCAGACTCGAACATGATCATGTGTGGTTGGGCATTATCACCGCGTTCATTCATGAAACTGCAAGGTTTGCGTGATGGTAATAATAATAAAGTTTACCCTGAAATGGCTAATGGCTTCTTAAAAGGCTGGCCTATCAAACATACAACAAACATTCCTGTAAATCTTGGTACTGGCACCAACGAAACAGAAATCTATTTTGCTGATTGGAACGATGTAATTATTGGTGAAACCGATGTTTACACCATCGACTTTAGCCGTGAAGCAACGTACAACGACTCAACAGGTACACTCGTTTCAGCTTACTCACGCAATCAATCAGTACTTCGTGTTGTAACGGGTAATGATATTGGTTTCCGTCATTTAGAAGGCTTGCAACTAGGTACTAAAATTACTTGGTAAGCAGTATTTAACCCTGACATTCATTTAATAGTTACACCACTGAATTAACTAAAGTGGTGTAACTAGGGAAAATTTCATGAACAAAAAACAATTAATTGAAGCTATCTTGCTTCTTGCTACAGCCTTAGATAAAGAAGTCATCACAAAAGATCTCGATGTAGACGCACTTAATATTCTTCATGATGAACTTGTTGAAGAAAAAAAGACTCTAGATGAATCTTTAGTTGAAAACGAATCGAAAGAGTCATTATCAAAACAAGAAAAAGTTGTGCTGAAGTTTATTGCACCACACAAGCGATATGCTAATGGTGATGTTGCAGGGTTTGATGCAGATGCTGCAAAAGATATCTTAGCGCTAAAGCCTGCGGTTGCTAAACCATACCAAGAAGAAAAAGAGTAGTTAACACTGCTAAATAGTAAAACGAAAAGCCAGTATTAGCTGGCTTTTTCCCTTATTACAAAGGTTTTATCATGCCAATAGTTTCATTAGAAGCTGCAAAAGAACAATTAAACGTGACTGAAAGTGACGATGACTTGCTTATCGCAACGTTTACTAGTGCTGCTATCGGCATGGTTGAACACGCAATTCAGCGTGACTTGTATGAAACAAAAGCTGAAGTACCGGTTGATGCTGTTAACGCTATTGTTTTTGAAGATCTTAAGAAGTCAAAACAAGCAGCATTACAAGCCGCGATAATGTTAGCGCTATCTACACTTTACACGTATCGCGAATCAGATCTAGATGTCGATTTATCAGAAAATCCAGCGTTTAAGGCTTGTTTGTCTGGTTTTAGTGAAGTGGTGGTTGGCTAGTGGCGTTAAAATCTGGCGAATTACGCAACAAAATAACCTTCTTACAACGTACTAAGGTTGATGGGAAATACGGTAAAGAAGAAGAGTGGCTACCACTTAAAACTGTACGCGCCAAAGTCACGCAGCCGAAAACCGATGAAAGTGACAGTGACCATGGTAAAAGCCGTAAAGTTAAGTTAATCATTTTTATCCGCTACACAAAGAACGTCAGTGAAGATAATCGTTTGATCTTCAACGGCACTGAATTTGATATTACCAGTTGCCGTGATTTACTCGGTACCCGTAAAGAATTAATTATTGATGCAGAAAAGCGAAGCTAATCATGTTCTCATTAAATTTAGGCCATGAACTCAGTACATTGCTGAAAGAATTAAACGAACTTGAAGATTCAGTTAAGAATAAAGTTGTTCGATCCGGTTTAGTTGCGTTAAGTAAACCGCTAAAAAAATCTATGGCATCAAAGGCACCAAAGGATCAAGGCTATTTAGCACAGAGCATAAATCATAAATCATTAAATAAACGCCAAAAATCACGGATGAACATTGCTGCAGATGATGTTGCTATTCTGGTTGGGCCTAATAAAAAAGTTAACGGTTTTAGTCAATCAAGAAAAGCAAACCTAGTTGAAAATGGCGTAAAAGCCCATGTTATCCAATCAAATAATAAACCATTAAAAATTGGTCCTACGGGATACGCTTCAGGAAAAATAAAACATCCTGGCATAAAAGCAAATCCCTTTATGGCTAATGCACTACAAGATAACGAAAGTAATTTACAAGGGTTGTTTTACAAAGGCATGGCTAAATCACTAGATAGGATCAGAGCGCAATGAGCTTACAAAAAATTATTGATCAATTAGCAACGGCCCCTGAATTCCAACAAGTCAGTGAAGCGGGTAGCGCATCTACCACCCCGCAAATTGACACTGAAGCATTATTAACAATCGTTTTGTCAGCAGTTACCTCAGACGTACATTCGTTAAAGTTACCTGAAAGCCCAAGTTACCCAAACATCGTTTACATGCTTGTTGGTGGTAAAAATCAATACTTTGAAAAGCACTTATTAACCCAAGTCGATACTTTTATTGTTTCATTACGTGAAAAGTCACAGCAGCTACTCGCGGTTAAAGCAAAAGAATTGCTTACGGCCTTAGTGACAAGTTCATACGCCATTGAAATTATCGACAAACAAAAAGATTACGAACCTGATCGTGAATGTTATCGCTTAGATCTAGAAATTTCATTTACCGTTCCAGCCACAGGCGTTAACGCAGAAACCCCTGCCTTATTGGTTTATTGCGTAGGGGAAGATGGTGAAGAAAGTGATTATGACAACATAATTAAACAAAGAATAAATAGTGCTTATGGCATTGCCATTTTAACAGCAGGTAATGATATTACAGCGCTTCAAGCAGTAGTAAGAAATAAGCTGCTTGGGTTTCAACAAACACCGCAGTACTTTGAAATGCAATTTGCGCGAGGTTCACCCCTAGAAAGTGAGGGAGGCTTGCGAATTTGGCGAGAAATCTATCAAGACTCGCACATGATTAAGCAATTCACATAAGCAAACCACATAAACCACCTTTGAGTGGTTTTTTTATACCTAAAAATTAACAAGGTGAACTCATGAATACAGGCGGTAGCTTCGTAATTAAGGACGATAAACGCGTCCTAAAGGAACAAACCAAACCCCAAGCAACTCTGTTGCACAGTGAAAAAATAGCGGCAGCGAACCCTAAGTCTCCTGCCAAAACTAAGACAGCAGGAGATAAATAATGAAATTTCGCGCAAAAACGCTTTTAGCGAAAATTGAAGCAGTCTACGGGACTGCAAGTGTATTAACAGGCGCTGAAGCCATGTTAACGAAGAACCTTACGATCAACCCCTATAGTGGTAATACTATTGGTCGAGATACTGATAGAGCAAGCTTAGGTAATACCGAGCAAATTAATACCAATCCTTTTGTTGAGATAACCTTTGATATTGAATTGGCGGGTGCCAAAACTGCAGGTAGTGCACCTGGTTACGGTTGCTTATTAAGATCGTCTGGTTTTAGTGAAACTATCAATGTTGGTACCGACGTTGTTTATCAACCTGTATCGTCGGGTTATGAATCAGTAACTCTTGCCTATTTACGAAGAAACAATGCAGGCACTAATCAAATCCACGAAGTTAAAGGTGCGCGTGGTTCATGCTCTTTCAGCTTATCTAAAGAGGGCATTCCAACCATTAGCTTTAAGTTTATTGGTTTTTATAAACGCCCTGCAGATGTTTCTGTTATCACTGCTGATCATTCCGCTTTCGCAGATCCGCTACCAATTTCAAACACGCAAACATCGTTAACCATTGGCGCATATAGTCCCATCGCAGAAAGTATTTCTTTTGACATGTCGAGTGATGTAAAAGCGCGTAACGTAATAAATCAAAACGAAGTGATCGTTACCGACCGTAAGCCTACGGGCTCTACAAGTGTACAAGCACCTGATGTTACGACTAAGAACTTCTTTGCTGAAGTTGAGAGCCATAACGGGATTACTCTGCAAGCCTTACAGCTTATTCATGGCACAACAGCAGGTAATATTGTGCAAATTGATGCGCCCAAAGTTCAGTTAACCACCATTAGCGAACAAGACGGTGATGGTGAACTTCATTACAACTTAGGTTTATCGCTGGTACCAAATGCAGGTGATGACGAGTTCATATTAACAATTAAGTAAGGTTTAGGTTGGGCAGCGTGTTTAGCCGTGCGTTGTCTGACCGTTTAATTACTACGGCTAAAAATAATTTATTAATTCTATTTACTAACGGCGAGAAAAAACATGTCTTTTAAAATTAAAGCAGTTACTAGCATCAAAGAAAAAATCATCATTCAAGAACCTAAAGACTTAGGCAGAAGCAATCAATGTGACATTGTTGTCGAGTTTAAAAAACTCCCAGTGTCAGAGACTAAGCAATTACTTGAAGATTCAGCGAAAGGCGACATGAACGACGACCAGGTGCTGCATGAAAACATTATTAATATCGATGGGTTAGTTGATGATAACGGAACAAAAATAGAATACAGCAGTGACATTCTGCCAGAGCTGTTAGAGATGGAATACGTTCGACGTCCATTAATCAAAAAGTTCATGGAAGTCATTGTTGGTCGCGAGGCATTAAAAGCAAAAAACTAATTGATCTCGGTAAGTATTTGGCTAGCTCCAACAGTGCTGAAATTACCGAGCAAGATTTAGAAGATGACAAGGATGTTATTCAGTTAAATGGCGATGCAGAAGCATTTTGGCAAAAACAAAGTCAACCAGACGAGTTTTTGCTGTGGGACGAAAACCACCCAGCTTACAACTTGTTTCAACAGTGTCAAACCCAGTGGAATGTCACCATGTCAGGCGTAACAGGGCTAAATTATCCTGCTTTACAGTCAGTCATGGCGATGACCGCGGTACCAATAGAAAAAAAACCACTACTTTTTGAAGAGATTCGCTTTATTGAAAGCGGCTTTTTATCAGCAATCAGCGAGCAACGGAAAAAAAATGGCTAAAAATTATCAAGTTGGTTTGGTCATCAAGGGTAATGCTAAAGGTGGCGTATCTGCTGTAAAAGCAACTAAAGACGAACTAACCAAACTTAACACTAAACAGAAGCGCTTTCAGCAAGAGGCTACGACATCCAAAGCTTCAATTGGTGGAATGACTAAAGAGTTTGGCTTGTTAAAAGGGGTGGTTGCAGGTGTAAGTTTTGGCTTACTTGCTAATGAAGTTTACCGTGGTATTGATGCATTTCAGGGCTATAGAGGTCAGTTAAAAACAATAACAGGTGATTTTTCTTCAGCGGGTAAAGAGCTAGAGCGATTAATTGCCATTTCAAAAGAAACCCCTTTTACCTTAGCGCAATCGGTAGAGGGTTTTACCAAATTAACACATTTAGGGCTGGATCCCTCTCGTGAGTCTATGATCAGCTACGGTAATACTGCTGCTGCCATGGGCAAAGATTTAATGCAAATGATTGAGGCGGTTGCTGATGCTTCAGTTGGTGAATTTGAACGCTTAAAAGAATTTGGTATTAAAGCGAGCTCACAAGGCGATAAGGTTCGTTTTACCTTTCAAGGTACCAGCACAGAAATCAAAAAAGATGCGGCTAGTATTCAGCAGTATTTAATCGACTTAGGTAATAACAAGTTTGGTGATGCTATGGGTGACCAAATGGGTCGCTTAAGCGCTAAAACTAGTAATTTGCAAACATCGTTTGCTCAGTTATATGACGGCATTGGAAGTCAAGGTGCTGCAAGCGGTATTGGTGGAACCATTGATACTATAGCTTTAGGTGTTGATGGCTTGTCTTCAAACTTACCTGCGGTAATTTCAGTTATTGAAACGTTGTCTGTAGTCGCTGGTGGGCACCTTGTTGCAGCCCTCGCTAAAAGTAGCAAAGGGATGTTAGATAATAAAATAGCTTCGTTAGGTAAGCTACAGGCAAACATCAAATTACAAGCAAGTGAGCTGATGTTAGCAAAGTCAGCAAATCATAAAGCTATTCAAGAACAACTAGCAGCCAAGCGATCTTTAACTATAGCAAAAACTACTTACGCCAGAACGAGAGCTCTTAATAATTTAGCGTTGGCCAACGGTAAAGCGGCAGCATCTGAGCGAATCCTTACTGTTGCTACTAATGCACACAATGTAGCCATGAATCGTGCAAGTGTAACAAGCCGATTACTTGGTGGCAGTATGGCGTTGTTAGGTGGACCAGTAGGCGTGGCAATGTTAGCCGGTTATGCACTTTATGAAATGGCCAGTGGCATGGATAGCGCAAAATCCTCTGCTGATAAGTTAAAAGAAAGCACTGATAAAGTAGTCTCTAGCATTGAAAACATGACTAGACGTCAACAAGAGTTAAAAGCCGCCAGTTATAAACGATTAATTGATGATAAAACTGCTGAAATAATAGCGCTTGGAAAACAAGCACAGCAACTTGAAGCAATGGATTCTCGGGGTAATAATAAACGTTCTTCTGCTTTTTCTTCAGAAAAAAGGCAAGAAGCTGCAGAGCTAAGTGCGGAATTATCCGTATTACAAGAAGCTTACGGTAAGCTTCAGGAAAATTTGGTTGGTGTAAACCTCGAAAGTATAAAGTGGAGCGAATCTAGTGACAGCTCAACTAAATCAATTGCCTCGCTGTCAAAAGAAAGCCAGTCACTAATCGATAGACTGAACCCATTAGCTCAAACTTCACGACAGTACGGGGAAGATATGAAGCAGCTGCATTCTTCATATTTATCGGGCTCTCTCAATATTCAAGAATATAAGCGGCATGTAGCATCGCTTGCAGCTGAATATAAAAACAGCACTAAATCTAAAGACGTTGAAATCAGTTCGGACCAAAAGTTTATAAATTCACTCAAAGAAAAAATTCGCTTAAGTGGTATGGGTGAAGTCCAAAAGCAAGCCGAAATAAACTTAAGTAAATTATCAATAAATGCAACAGATGAGCAACGTCAAGAGGTTGAGAAATACACCAACGCTTTAGCCGATCAAAAAAACATTCAAGACGAAATCAATGCAGAGAATGACTTTTATCAAAATATGATAGCTGGTGCTAACGGTGTTGGTGAAGCATGGGCCAGTGCTGGTAATATTATCGTCGATACCTTTGGCAGTATTGGTCAGCAAATGGAAAACTTGTTTGTAGGTCAAGAAAAATACAATAAAGCCATTGAAATAAACCACCAAAAACAAAAGGTAGTGGGTGCTGATTTAAACAAGCTGAAAAAAGAAGAAGCCAAACTTGATTATGGCAACACCCAAGCCCAGCTAAATAGTTATTCATCCATCGCGGGTGCTGCCTCGAGTATGTTTAAAGAAAACTCGAAAGCTGCCAAAGCATTTCATGCTATTGAACAGGGGTTAGCCATTGCTTCATTAGCCATGTCTGTTAAAAAAATGTTGATGAGTTCAGCTGAAACAACTGCAGTGGTAGCGAATGAAACGGTTAAACAAGCCGCTTTAGGTACCACAGCAATCATTAATCAAGGACAAGGGGATCCGTACACTGCATGGGTACGTATTGCAGCCATGGTTGCTGTTGTTGCAGGCCTTGGTATTGCCACAAGCGGGAGTTCAGGCTCGGCACCAACTTCATCAGCAGAGCGCCAAGAAAATCAAGGTACCGGTACAGTACTTGGCAGTGATGATAAATCCGCATCACTTATTAATAGCTTTGAACGCATTGAAGAGTTAGAGCTTGATAAATACGCAGAATTGCGTGAAATGAACAATAGCTTAAATGATTTAAACAATAACATTACTCACCTAGCGACAAGTTTTGTCAGTAATTTTGGTAAGTTTGATGGGGCTGGTTATAGCGGTCAACTGGGCGAAACGTCAAAATATAATAGTAATGGTTTATTTGAAAAAATAGACAGTAAATTGGATGTTGTCTTTGGCAGTTTAGGCGGCGGTATCTTAGATAAAATTATTGGCGGCTTCTCATCCACGAAAAAATCATTAGTCGATTCGGGCATCAATATTGTTAGCCAAACCATGGGCGATATTATCGACACGGGCTTAGTTCAAGCACAGCAATATTTTGATATTAAAACCAAAAAGAAAAAGTTTTGGGGTTTATCATCAAGCACAAGTTACAGCACACAATACCAAGATGTTGATCAACAGTTAGAGCACGAATTAGCACTAGTATTTGGCAATATAGGCACGTCTATTACCAGTGCCATAGACGTATTAGGTGTTGATACACAAAAAAATCTCGATAACTTCGTATTGAGTATTGGCGCGATGAGTTTCAAAGGCCTTTCAGGTGACGAAATACAAGCTGAGCTTGAAGCCATACTGTCTAGCCAAGCCGATTTAATGGCAACGTATTTAGTACCAGGCATCGTAAACTTTCAAAAAGTGGGGGAAGGGCTCTATGAAACACTGATCCGACTTTCTCAAGAGCAAGCGGTATTTAATTCAGTCCTTGAAATCACAGGTAATACCTTAGCGAATGTTGATGCGAATAAAACCATTGTAGCGACTCAGGCCATTATTGGTTACGCAGGAGGCATTGAAGCACTGCAAGGTGCAGCAAGTACGTTCTTTACTGAATTTTATAGTGAAGCTGAACAGTTTGAATACATGCAAAAGCAGCTTAACGCTCAATTTGAAGCGCTTGGGTTAAGTGTTCCTGCCACCAAAGCAGGTTTTAAGGATCTCGTTAGTGCGTTAGAGCCTTTAAATGAAGCAGAC